AACTACAGTTCACTATTCGGTGGTACCGGCACCAAGCTTGGTTCAACCGACAGTGCAACCGGTGGTCTCTACGGTGCAGGCCGTTTCGGTTATTCAATTAACGACCAATCAATCAACCACATCACCGCTACCCGCGCTGCTGTAAGTTCATTGAGCGGAGTTAACTTTGATGCAAACTATAGCGCTTCAGTTGCTGCTGGCGAAGTTTTCACTTTGACCACAACCAACTTGTACAGTGCTTCAAGTGCTGCTGGTAACGTGTTCGACGCTAACGGTGCTCGTTCATTCACCATCTCCGCTGCTAGTATCGTAACCTACTTCCCATCATTGACCTCAATCAATGGTTCAGAAGTAACCTTCGTTGTTTCCGGTTCAAACCCTGCTTCCGCAAGTTTGACTGTTAACTACAGTGTACAACCTAAGGACAGTAACCGTGGTGACTTCGAAGACAAGACCACAACCGACAGCTTGAGCTCAATCGGTATTCCTGAAGTCAACCTTGAGTTGAAGAGCGAGCCAATCGTTGCTAAGACTCGTAAGTTGAAGGCAGTCTGGACCCCAGAACTTGCTCAGGACTTGAATGCTTACCACAGCATCGACGCAGAAGCAGAATTGACTGCTCTCTTGAGTGAGTACGTTTCAATGGAAATCGACCTCGAAATCCTTGACATGTTGATCACCAACGTTCCAAGTGTAACCACTTCACGTTGGAGCGCAAAGATTAACCGCGAAATCAGCGACAGCGGTGTCATCACTGACACAACTACTGCTGGTACCGGCGGTTACTACACCAAGTCAACTTGGTTCCAAACTCTTGGTAACAAGATCCAAAAGGTCTCTAACAAGATTCACCAATTGACCCTACGTGGTGGTGCTAACTTCCTCGTCTGCTCACCAGACGTTGCAACAATCTTGGAGTCAATTCCAGGCTTCGTTGTCAACACCGATGGTGACAGCGCCAAGTTCGCAATGGGTGTAAGCAAGGTTGGTAACTTCGCAAGTCGTTTCCAAGTCTACAAGAACCCATACATGGTTGAAAACACCATCTTGGTTGGTTTCCGTGGAAATAACTTCCTAGAAACCGGTGCTGTGTATGCTCCATACATCCCACTCGTACAAACCCCATTGGTCTATGATCCAGTGAACTTCACTCCACGTCGTGGTGTGATGACTCGCTACGCCAAGAAGATTGTCCGTCCAGAGTTCTACGGCAAGATTCTTGTCGGTGATCTCGACCAAGTATAATCTTGGGTAGACGATAAAGTCTAAACGAAGCCCCACTCGAAAGAGTGGGGTTTTTTGTTTTAATAGTTTATATTTAATAATACGAAGATCAATACTTATTTTTATGATCAAACTATCAGGAATTATTGCTGGCGAAAACTACAATCCGGAACCAATGAAATTGGTAGGTAAATGTGTAGTTAGTAAAGAACTTCAATTTCATTTGGATAAAGGATTGTCTTTATGTGAGAACGTATTTCGTGCATATACTGAAAAGTACTTTGAATTGGTCAAGGAAGTACGTGATTTGTATGAACAAGATTTGATTGAAATAAATGACGACGACCTAGACATGATTGAAAGTGATCTTTGTCAAGTGGGTATGTATGAAGGACGTGAAGTTTATCTTGATGCTCCACTTGAGGAAGAAGAAGATCATTTACATGAAGTTAAGCACCGTGGTCGTACTGTTCATTTGAACAGACCATTTAGAACTCCCGGTGGTGCCAAGAAGTTTGCTGTGTATGTTAGAGGAAAAAATGGTAACATCAAGAAAGTAAGTTTTGGTGATCCAAAAATGAGAATTCGTGCTAGTAGCAAAGCTCGTAGAAAGAGTTTTAGAGCACGTCACAAGTGTAGTCAAAAGAAGGATCGTACAACAGCAGGATATTGGAGTTGCAGAAGTCACCGAATCAAGAGTTTGGGAACCAAGGGTAAAGGAAGATACTGGTAATATATGATCAAGTTAAAGCGATTGATTGAAAATGTAGAATGGCCTACTACCAGTCCTAACGAGAAAATTTGGTATCACGGAAGAACTGTAGACAGTGAATCGTTTTCATATGATTATGTTGGTGGAGAAAATGCACATGATCAAGAAGGACCGGGGTTTTATTTTACCAGCAATTTGAATGATGCAAGAGCATACGCACAACCCAATGGTATCATATTGAAATGTGAAATTGACTATAAAAAGTTGATCATAAAAAGTGATACTTCTAGTACCAAAACCAATAAAAAGGTGTTGGTTGATTTGATTAACAATAGTCCCAACAAAGAGTATACATTGTCTAACTTTGATGAAAATCCAAGAATAGCAATGATCAATGCGGTTAATGCATATTTGAGATACGAAGATGCATTTGATTCTTATCAGATTCTTGCTCGGGATTTCTATAGATATGAAGCAAAAGAGTATTTGGAGACGTTATCCAAGTATTATGATGCTCAGTTAACAACAAAAGAAGGTTCGATGGATGGACATCGGCTATATCATTTGATTGTGTACAAACCTTCGATAATCAAAGTTTTAGATAAAATGAAATATGAATAGACACGTAGAAAAAGGATGTTTAATGGCAATGGTGGAACCAACTTATGGTCCTCACATTGTTCGTATTGGTAAGACTGCAATACCTCCAGAGATATTGTATACTGATCCAAATGATCCAACATATGGTTATGATGAAGAGCCACATGTAACATTGAAATATGGATTTTTACCTGATTTGCAACGTAAAGATGTTGCTACAATATTGAAAGGCGTAAAACCATTTAACATCATTTTGAAAGCATTGAGTCAATTCAACAATGAGAATTACGACGTGGTTAAGTTTGATGTGGATAAGAACAATCAACAATTGATGGAGTTGAGAAACAGATGTGATCGATTGCCAAACGAAGATAGTTATCCTGATTATCATCCTCATATGACACTTGCGTATGTTCAAAAGGGTAAGTTTCCACATACCAAAGACGGATTGAATATTGTTATTCCTATTACCCGATTCAAATACAGCGGTCCACAGGGTAAGTATTATATCAATCTGTGAGTCATCCTTATACAGAGACGGTTTTAGGCAACAATCAATATCTTCGTACATTTTCAGAAGATGTTGATGATCATGAATTAGAATGGCATAAAGACAGAGAAGATCGTATAGTTGAGGTTATAGAGAACCATGGATGGGAGTTTCAGATGGACAATGAACTTCCAATACACCTTGAAAATACGTTATTTATACCAAAAGAAACATATCACAGAGTTATTAAAGGAACTGGTAAACTTATTGTAAGAATAACAAAACTGTGAATATTTATAAGGTATGATTCATGAAAGTTATCAGATTTTTGCACAATTGCTGTTGGAAGGAGTCGATTTTAACGACCCCTGTCTTATTTTCAGAATAAGTCCACCAAACGCAAAAATCGATCATTATAATTTTTCGTTGAGATCTGGATACACATGTCCTTTTGCTAAAAAGTGTTTGACTAAAGTTGAACGTGATCCAAAGACAAAAACATCTAAGTTGAAACGGTCACCTAGTTCTGAATTTCAATGTTTTTCTGCAAGTCAAGAGTTAATGTATCCAGATGTTTATTTGCAAAGAGAATATAATGAAAATTTAGCAAAAGCCCGTTTGAAAAGTGGTGGTCCGGTTGCTTTTGCAAAATCAATGATTGCTGCAATTTCTGAAAATTTACCACGTAGTGCTAAGTATTTTAGAATTCACATTGGTGGGGACTTTTTTAGTAAGACATATTTAGACGGGTGGATTTTGGTTGCCAAAGCATTTCCAGATATTGTTTTTTATGCATACACCAAGAGTTATCCATATTTTAAAGATTTGTCATTGCCTGTCAACTTTTTGATTACACATTCTTTGGGAGGAAAACACGATGGTGAAATCAAACAAAAGGGTTTGAAATTTGCAGCAGTGGTAATGTCACCGGAAGAAGCTGACAGTTATGTATGGAAAGACAAAGCTGGTGTTGAACATACTGGGTTGGAAATCGATCATGATGATACTCATGCTTATAAAGATGATAAACCGTTTGCGTTATTGATTCACGGAATGCAAGCAGCAGGATCACCAGCATCCAAAGCAGTTAGTGCGTTGAAGAAACGTGGAATTAAAGCTGGATATTCCAGAACCGACATGAAACGACTTCCTACTGGGGAGTTACCTAAATAAATTTAAATCAAATGAGTGCTAATTTAGACCAAGATAGAGTAAGATGGCCCGGCAGCGGTAGTTCTGTGCCGGGACGAACGCCATTTGGGTTTTACGACACTGATGCTCGTTTTGTGGCCGATTGCAGTAGCAGTGCGGTCTGGGCAGCGATCCGTTTGGGTTATCCCATTGAAGACATCGAAATGATCGATTTGAACTTTTATGCAGCATTTGAAGAAGCTGTAACAGAATATGGTTCACAAATCAATCAATTCAACATTCGTAACAATTTGTTGTCACTGCTTGGACAATCTACATCGACCGTAGTTAATGGACGTTCTATGACGGGCGATCCTTTGCCATATGTGATTAAGTTGTCAAAGGGATACGGCAGTGAAGTGGGTGTGGGTGGTAATGTTGATTGGAAGAAAGGTAGCATTGATGTTGTTACCGGTCAACAAACATACGATTTACAATCATTGTATGAACAAGCATCTGGATCTGGAAATCGTATCGAAGTGAAACGTATTTTCCACCATGGTCCTCCTGCATTTGCTCGTATTTATGATCCATTTAGTATGACCGGTATGTCATACAGCAACGTGTTGAATGAAATGGGGTTTGCTGGATATAGTCCTGCTGTTCAATTTTTGATGACACCTATTTTTGAAGATTTGCTTCGTGGTCAAGCAATTGAGTTCAACGATATGGTTCGCAAGAGTAGTTACAGTTTTGAAATTGTGAACAACAAATTGAAGTTGTTTCCAATTCCAACCAACAACTACAAAGTGTATTTTGAGTATGCGTTGGAAAGTGATAGAGATGCAAATCTATATTACACAGGTTCCTCAAATACACCATCTGGTAGTATACCTGATCAAATTTCTGACTTTAGTAATGTTCCATATGAGGATGTTATCTATAGCAAGATCAATGCTCCGGGCAGACAATGGATACGCAAGTATTACTTGGCATTGTGTAAAGAAATGTTGGGTGCGATTCGTCAAAAGTATAGTACCATTCCAATTCCGGGTGGTGAAGTTACTTTGGATGGTGCTGAACTACGTAGTGAAGCAAGCACTGAAAAAGAGGCTCTACTCACACAACTTCGTGAGATGTTGGAAGCATCATTGCCTTCAAAGTTGATTGAAGAACAAGCAATGAAAGCTGACAAGAGCACTGAGATTTTGAAAAAAGTTCCAATGATGATTTATATAGGATAATCTATGGCATCACTAAGAGGAAGATATTTTAGCGCTCGTGACATCAATTTTATCAATTCCATCAATGCTGAGTTGATGGGTGATATTATTGAAACGTTGGTCACTGTTTTTAAGATTGCTGCATCTGAGACCAAAGTTAACTTGTATGGTGAAAGTGCACCATCTGAGGGTAAGACTTTTTATCCCGGCATTGACATTAGTTGTTTGATTGACCGTGGCGATATTAGTGGTGAAGATGAAGGATTTGGACCGGATCGTGATCAAACGGTGGTGTTCAAGTTTAGAGAAAAGATGTGTCAACAGGTGAACTTCTTTCCACAAATTGGTGATATCGTTTTCTTTAATGATCGTTATCACGAAATCGACAACGTAGTTCAAGAACAATTCTTGGGTGGACAAGATACCAAGAGTCACAGTTTTATTTGCAATACTCACTATAGCAGATTGAGTAAACTAAACATTTTTGAGAGACAGGTATAACGTATGGCATGGAAA